GTCTTATTGAACTTATAGAAGATGATAATTCTAATAAGTCTTATAGAGCAGTCCTCGCACGGGGAGAGGGTGCATATCTTGTCCCATTGGAGGAATCGTAGTCGTACCAATAGATTTCAGTGGGACAACTGTGTGAGACAAAATAGATTGTCCCATTGATTTTGGAGCGTAGGACAACTTTACTTGTCCCATACCTTTGTCCCATACCAAATCAATGTTGTGGAGCGTGATTATAAAGAATGGGACAATTTCAGCCACTCTCCCCAGAGAAAACACTTATTAACATCAATACAATCAGAATCTATGACAAAACAACAAAGAATCGAGGCTGCAAAACAACGAATTGCTGAATTGGAACGATTAATTAAAGCTTGGAAAACAAAAAGTTAATACAATGATAATGTGATAATATAAATTTAAAAATATTTATGGCTGAAGCTGGAAAGAAACCTCATGGAAACAAAAAGTATTACCATGTTCTCATAGATATAAATAGAGGTGAATTATTTGATGATTACATTCGTAATAAATTAAAAGTTAAACCTACTTCTTGGATCAGAGATGTTGTTTATAAATTTTTAGAAGACAAGATTGACAAAGAAGTGTATGATGAAGCATTAAAAAAAGACCAGGAAAATTGGAATAGAGCCATTCAAAACCGTTTACAAGGTAGAGCTTTAGCCAAAATTCTTAATTCAATTAGAAAAAAATGAAAGATCGTCAAAAATTAGCAAGATTGAAAAAAATTAGGCGTGATAACTTAGAGAAAAATCTTTTAGAAGTTCAGTTAAAGGGATATGACCATTACATATTTTTTAACGAAAGAGGTAAAGCCCAAGTAATTTCTAATGGTAATTGGGTTAAAGAACATATTAGAACTGCTGTTCTTAAATTTAATTATGAAGTTGATAAAATTGATAAATTATTTGTGGCTGATTTTACTGATTACGAGCTTGACCTATACGAAAAAACTTTTTTAAAGGATTAGTTGGTTTGTTTTTCCTCATCTCCGTTACAACACGATTAGCTTCTAATTCAATCAATCTGTTAAGCAATGAGGCCATAAAAATATCTTGGTCAAATTTTTTTCTTACAAGGTGCGTGCAATATCTTTTTAATCCATCTAAGTCATTTGACTTCATAAGTTCTCTACATTGCATTTCAACTTCTAGTTCCAACTCTGGAGGTGCTGGTTCTATATCAATGTTGAGAAATTTAGTAATTTTCATGGTGTAGGAAAGAGTTGTTTTTCAAGAACATCAACTGCTCTATCATCAAGGTTGTTAGATGTCTGTTTACAAATCGCTCGTAACAGATCAACAATTAATCTTTTACAGGCAGTCGTGGTCAAAAACGTTAATAATATAGTTTTTAAAATTTTATACATGACATAACTATGTGTTACTTTCCAAACATAGCTAAAATGCTAGTATTAGACAAGATACTACGCTTTTATGGCAGAACAAGAGAAAAAAGAACCTGTATTAACAAAAGATCCAATCGAAGATGAAAAGCCTGATTATCAAGAAAAAATTACCTTTTTAATTTCTACTATTGCCCAAGCGTTTATTCTAGCTTGGTGTCTATTAGTGCTTTCTCTAGGATATATAAAACTACCTAACAGATTATTTGGCTTGGATATTCCAGATCAACCTAGAGTGGATAGTACATTTGCTGCTGGACTTCTCGGTAACATTCTTGGAGGTTTAGGCATTTCGGTTAACGCAGCACAAGGAGCCAAGAAGAAAAAGAAAGAAGATGGAAATGGTAGTAATAGTAACTCTTCTGGTAGCGTTTCGACTATAATAATAAAACAGCCACTTGAGATCGTCACATCTAAACCTGACGTTATCAAAGTTGACCCTAATTCATCCAAAAAATGAAAAAATTTCTTCCTTTGCTTTTACTAGCATTTCCAACAGCTAGTTTTGCAGACGTAACACATTCAATCCAATCGGTAGCCTCAGTATCTACTCTGGGAGCATCAGCCACTAGCGAGCGTATTGCAGGGGCTATAAGTGTTGCTGGTACGAACGTAACACCAAAAGCAAACACAGTAGCTGGTCAAATAGGTTCTCTTGATTTGTCTGATAATGGTATTGCTAGTGGTGTTCCAACTATTGATTACGACACCAGCTTCAATATTGTAAATACAGGTGATGCCTTTTCTGTTAGTGAATCATACATTGCAGCAGACGCAGTACCTAGCTTACTATCTGCCACAGTAACAAATGGGGCAGTTCCATCACTGCCTCTCCTTGGTAAAAACACAGTAGTATCTGGTGGCGATCCTGGTTCTGTAGCAATCACAATGGATAGTGGACAAGCACTGACGGTTAACCTAGCTGATATGGGTGCTGGTACTACCGCAACGCTCCAATCAACTATTACTCTTGGCCTCGATTAATGAAATGGTGGCTATGTCTGCTTGTTGTTTTTAGTCCAAATGCCTTTGCTGAAACTCCTAGATTTGGTGCGAACCAGATTCAAAGCAACTCAAGGAGTATTTCAAAAATAGATGAAGTTATTATTACTGAAAACTATAACTCAGGTTATGCGTACTCAGTTACAGGATCTAATATCAAAATCAAAGATGGTACTGTTATCTCTCCTGAAGCCACTTACACAACAAGTCAGAATACAGGTAATGCAGGTGCAGTTAATTTTGAATGGATAACACCAGATCTAACAAGCAAACCACAGTGGGAGATCGTTTCAGAAGGAGATGCCTTTTCTCTAACAGAAAACTTCATGGCTCCTGGTTTAGACGCAGTAAGCATAATAAATCGAACACAAACAATAGAAACAACACAAACTTCTACAACCTTATTTCAATAGGACTTTTATTTGCTAGTCCTGTTTATGCCGAAACAACTATTAGTAATCCTCAGTCCAGTACACAGTCCACAATAGTAAATCAAGGCTTTCAAAGTATAAGCGGTTCTTTCCCAACTCATAGATATAGCAACGGTATTCAATGCCAAACACCTACTCTCAGTTTTAATCCGTTTATAACAAAAGGAGAATATTACAACACTCCAAGAAGCACCATACAAAGAACAAATATATATAACCAAGCAAAGGATAGTGAAACTGGACAGCTAACAAATCCAGGTGAAATACTTTACATAGCAGAACAGGAAAGGTTAGACCAGATAAACCATAACTTTTCTTATGGAGCGACTATCAGTATTCAAGTTCCATTAGGAAAACGATTTGATGATGAGTGCATAAAAGCAGCCCAAACTTATAGAAAGTATCAGGAGTTTATGCTTGATGCTAAAAAGCTAGAGGTAAATCTTAATCGCTTAAAAATATGTGCCGAGCAACTAAAACTAGGTGTTAAGTTTGTAGGAGATGATGCTGTTAGTTGTAGGAATGTTGTATTGACCACCGTTCCAAATCAAGTTATCCCACATACTCATAAATTAAAGCAGTAGGCAAGCACGGTTAAACTTGCCCACCTAGACACCCTATCTGTCGCCATGTTAGATAAGGTTATTTTATTCTACCTTTTCTTTCTTCTTTGTCAGCTTCTTTATAATATTTTTTACTAAGGGTTTGACAATATTAAGTAGTAATGGAGTAGTGGCAGCAACAGAAGCAATAACAGCAGTAGATACAACAACACTAGCTGTCGGTATGTACTGGTCAACAAACGGTACTTCTTCCCAGATTGCATCACAGGAACCCTCCAATAGCCCACGCTCATATTTTACCAGCCTTTCTAATCTAAGCTCATTTCTCCAATCGCCAGATCTATATGGTGCGTTTTTTGGTGGACAAGGTACTAACTCAATCTCTTCTTCCTCTTCTTTTTGTCCTAAATTAATATTTACTCCACTTGCTTTTGGTTGAAAATTATATGTACCTTCTGTTTCTATAGTGTCTTGTGCGTCATAAACAATAGGTCTAAATGTTTTAGCTTCTGGTTGTACTTTAATTGGTTGTGTACCAGCGATTGCCTGACCATTAGGACAAGTAGCATAAGCTTTTCTACCATGAAAAATTATAGTTGGATTTTCTGATAGTTCTATATCTCTATTAGTTAAATCACACGCAGGGTTCTCTCCTACCAATACAGTTTCAGGTACATATGGCGTTTCTGGTATATTTATTTTTGGTATTTTTATCTCAGGAACTTTAATCGTAGGCATCTCTTTTCTTCAATATTTCTACTTCAGAAAAGCATTTAGGACAGGATAAATTAGTCATCACTGAAAACTCAGGATAGCCATTCATTCCATCTTCAATATCAATATCGCCACCTATTATCAATTCTGTATCGCACCAATAACATTTCATAATTAACAGTCGTTAAAGTCAGAGGCCATATTACCTCCTATCTTACCGCCTTCTCTCCTTGCTGTGTTGGTTGCAAATCCAGATAAGAACCAGCCAACTATAGGAACATTAGCTAATGAACTAGATAAACCTGTTCCAGTAGCTACTGACGTTCCAATAAGTTGTCCTGTAGATTCACCTTTTGCTCTTTCTTTTATGCAAGCTATTTGCTTTGCTGTAAGCTCACCACTATTTATAACAGCTACATCCTTTTCTCCAGCTACTTTTTGTGTCTCTTTTGTAGATAAAGCCTTACTAGCACCTAAAAATCCTGCTGGTTTCCTTGTATTTTCTATAGAAGCGATAATCCTTGGGTCGTGCATCTTATGTCTTATTCTATAACTATCTTTATCAGCTTCAATTTCATAAGTAGAATATTTACTAACAGGTAAATCAAACATTGGTAAATTCGATTTTTTACTTAAAAGACTGATTGTATAAAAGTTGGAAGCAACAAAGACAGTTCCAAGTCCTATTGATATACCTTTAATAATATTGCTATTCATCTTTTTTTCTCCACTTTTTCATATACAAAATCATGTTGAAGTCCAAACCAATTAATCTTTTCTAAAGAACCATGTACTTTTTTTGGATTGTTTTGATAAGCAATAGCTTTCATTTTCATAATGATTTGATGTGACTTTAGAGTTTAGGGAGAGATTTAGTAGGTATAGATGGTCCTGTTACGTCAGGTAGACCTTTATCTAATACTTTCGGCATCAGTCCAGATACGTTACCCATTATCTCTTTCATGACTTGGTTTTTAAAATTCTCAGATGTTAAATACTTGTAACCGAAGTACGCTCCACCACTCATGGAAGCTACCATTACAAATGAAACAATACTCAGAATTTGACAGATGCGGTTTAGCATTTACTTAAAAAGTCTAGTGTTACTTTTCATTATAGCCGTCACTATTCCATACGTCACATTAGGATTTTTAACAAGACAAATGGCAACTATTAAGTAGCCAGCTTTCTACGATAAAATCTTGTCTTACAAGCATTAGAACAATATTTTCTTCTTTGTTCTGTTGTAGCAAACACTTTACCGCAGCATTTACACTCCTTTTCTATTATTTCGCAATAGACTTTTTTTCGGTTTCTGCCTCTGCTCTATCAATTAACACAGCTTCAAGACGCATAATCTCGTCACGACAGTTATTGGCAACTTGTACAGCTTGTTCTTGATTATTTTTTAATTCTTGTATGCGTTGTTGTAGTTCTGCGTCTGTTTTACGAGCCATAAGTCAATAATGTGTTTCTTATAGTGTAACAGCAGCGTACTAAGGCGTAAAGTGTTGTTATTTTTTCAGTTTATGCAGCTTCTAAGATTTGTATTCTTGATTCGAGTGCAGTATTTTTTGTTGATAACTCTTGTATTGCTTTTACTAAAACAGGAATAAGTTTGCCTTGTTTAACTTCTAGCTGATCTGGGTTTGAATCATATACTAAATCAAGATATTCTGCACCTGTTTGTACTTCTTGTAATTCTTGTGCAATAAAACCAGCCCTTACTGTACCATCTTTATGTGGTATGCCTTCTCTTGTTTGCCATTTAAATTGGCGAGGTTTAAGGGTATTAACAAAATCTAATCCTACAGGTAAATCAACTATATCCGTTTTATCTCTTCTGTCTGATAAAGAACTTATTGAAGTATCAGCACAACGTAAGTTAGTAATACTGCTACTACCTAAAGTAATTTCATAATCTACAGTTGCACTACTAGCTGATGCAAAAGCACCTAAAACCATATTATATTTTCCTGTAGTAATTGCTGATCCAGCGCCATGTCCAACACAAGTGTTCATAGATCCATCAAAAGTACCAAAAGTTCCAGTTATTTCACCACCAGCAGCCCTACCTACACAAACATTTGATTGACCAGCAGTACAAGCATCTAAAGCTAAACATCCCACAGCAACATTATTTGCTCCTGTAGTATTAGCTGTGCCAGCAAGGCGACCTACAAAAACATTCTCACCTCCTGTAGTAGTAGCTTTACCTGCTTGATACCCAACAAATGTATTCTCAACACCTGTAGTATTACCTGCACCTGCTTCATAGCCTATAAAAGTTAAACCATCTACTCCTGCTACAGTTTTCCCTGCGTCATAACCAATCATGACGGAATTACTACCAGTATGAGCATAACCAGCCAACCAGCCAATATAAACACTACCTTGACTACTGGTTAATGAATAGCCAGCTTTTACTCCAAGAGCAACATTTTTACTGCTACTGGTTGCACTGTATAGACTCTGATAACCTATAGCAACATTATTCCATCCATTACCAGTTTTTAATGCCTCAGAACCAACACTGGTATTAAAATTACCAGTTGTTATAGCAGTACCAGCGTCATATCCAAAAAGAGTATTATTATTTGGATTTGTACCATCAAAGCTATCGCCAGCTTGAGTTCCTCCTACGGTGTTAAATTGTGCGTCTGAACTTACACCAGAAGAAAGTCCTGTCAAAGCAGATCCATCACCAGAAAATGATGTAGCAGCACACGCTCCAGTAATAGTTACACCAGTTGATGTAGTTGCCAGCTTTGCAGATCCACTATGTTTTAAGGTGACAGAAGAATCAGACGCAAGTGATATTGCATCGTCCGTACTTTGTCTAGATTGTATATCATCTACTTTTAGTGTTGACATAGTGCTTTACTACTTTAATTTGATTTTACTATTATTTATATAATTTGTCTTCTTGACTAGGTTGCAACAAGTCTAAAGCCACCAAACCAAGTATATTTTGTTTCTGTTTCTTGCGATGAACCTTCATCATGGTATGCTTGCAAACGTACAGTATCGCCTACTGCTAAAGTAAGCACTTTTGAAATTTGTACCATAAAAATATGATTATTACCAGTATTCCGTGCTATATACTCTGAATAATAAGTTGGATTAGTATTATTGTGTGCTACTCCAAGGCGTATAAGATCATTTTCCTGTATATCATCTATTCCAACAGAGCCAAAAACATAATAAATACCAGCCTGACCAGATTGTGCTGTGAAAAGACCTGTTGATTCATCCCATCCACTACTGTTACCGCTTGGGTTTACAGGACTTGTAGCAAAATTAGTAAGAGAAGTCCATGATGATGAGTATATGGTGGTAACCGCATCTTGTTCTCCGTACCAGCAAGGAGGTGCTGCACCCCCACCAACACCAGTTAAATTAGAACCATCAATAGCTGGTAAAGCACCTGTTAAATTTGCTGCTGGTAGAGAAGTAAGATTTGCTCCACTAATCGCCGGTAATGTACCAGTAAGATTAGCTGCTGGCAAAGCTGTAAGGCTTGCTGCTGATCCTGAAAACTCTGTAGCTGTGCAAGTTCCTGTAACGCTTACACCAGTTGATGTAGTTGCCAGCTTTGCAGAACCGCTATGTTTAAGACTAACACTTGAATCTGATGCAATAGATACTGCATTATTAGAGTTAGATGGATGTTGTATTTCTTCGACTTTTAGTGTTGACATAATAATTAAAAGTGCATTGTTTTTATTTTACCCTCTTAACTTGGCTTTGTCGGCCATGTAATATTATCTGGGTCGGATTGTGTTGGTACATCTCTAAGAGCTTGGCGATAGGTCTTCCAATCATCACTTACAGCAGCTCCTGTTTCAGTTGTTTTAGTTACAACCCAATCCGTTGCAGCCAATTTTGCGTTTCTTTCTAATCTTATCGCTACCCATTTTTGTGCCATAATTTCTGCATCTGTTGGTTGTTCTGCAATTATTTGTGCAACTTCTTCATCAGTCATTGCAACTAGGACACCATTTACATACTTGTTCATTAGCTCTCCTTGTATCTGTAAAGTAAAAATTCGCTGCCAGGTTCAATATCATAAGTATATTGGAAATAAATTCTTATTCCTGATATTCTGTTTGAAGCTTGAGGATGAGCAGAATTATTTAAAGAACCAGCAAAAATGTTATAAGGTGTTTCATCACTCGTAGCAAATAACTTCCCCTCTGCCCAACCATAATAATCTGTACTAAATTCAATATCTAATGCACACCTCGTAAAAGCACTATAGGGTTGAAACATTGGTATAGAATTTGTATATCCATTATAATGAGTATTGTCAGAGCTTATTGCATTATTCCTATATTGATAACCATTAGATGTAGTCATCACTGAACTACCACCATTTAAAAAGAATCTAATAAAAAATACTTCATTATTAGCTTGTATTTGACCTGAAAGTAAAACTTTTTTACTATAAAGTTTATAAATGTAACCATAATCTAAACCTGTAAAATCAACAGTATATGTACTAGATGAAATTGTTGTTTTGCTTACAAACTCTAAAGCACCACCGCCACCAACACCAGTTAGGTTTGAGCCGTCAATAGCTGGTAAAGCACCTGTTAAATTTGCTGCTGGTATAGAAGTTAAACTTGCTCCTGACCCTGAAAAAGTTGTTGCTGTACAAGAACCATCTACTTCTAGCACACCAGTTCCATTAGGTTTAATTCTTACGTTTCCGTTTGTAGTGTTAGTTTGAATTTCGTCAACAATTATTTTTGACATTTTTAGAAACTTTTTTCTTTATTATAAATCATATTTATAAATATATCCACTTTCAAACAAACGTCATGGTAGAGCTTGCAGTCACTGTAAGAGTAACACCAGAAGCAATAATCAAAGGACTAGCTGCAACATAGTTAAAATTAGCTGTTGTAGTAAAGCTGTTATCCATTTGGTTTTCTGCTTCAACAAATAATTTTTCATTACTACTACCAACCAACCCACTAGCAGCAGCAGCCCATGTTAACCCACCAGTATTACCTGACTGAGCAGTTAAGACATAACCGTCAGTGGGTGTATTACTAATCTTCAAATTAGCTTCATCAACTACGTTATCAGCAATAGTTAAAGCAGTACTACCAGTGACTTCTCCTGTATGAGTAGCGTTAGCTGTTGGTTGATCTACCCAGCTAGTACCACCCGATCCATCTGATTTTAAGACTTGACCGTTAGAGCCATATCCTGAAGGTAAGGTGTAAGTGATATTACCAGAAAAATCAGCGTGGGCAGGGGCTTTTATACTTGCATAATGAGCATTACTTACTTCACAGTAAAGACGCAACTCAGATTGTGAGCCTGTATTTTTGACACCTAAAATACCGCTTGATATAAACTTACTGTTCATATCCAAATCACCACCTAATTGTGGTGTTGTATCACTTACCAAATCAGTAATATATCCAGCACCGTTAGTAATCGCATTATTGTTAAGAGAAATGTTTGCTGAACCGTCAAAAGCAACTCCAGCTATATTTCTTGCAGTAGCAAGTGTAGCTGCGGTTGTAGCTGCAATACCAAGAGCATCTATATCTGATTTTGTTTGATCTGCTGTAGCTCCAGTTTCGATACCATTTAGTTTTGTGTGGTCAGCATCAGTAAATACATTACTATCAGTAGCACTTTCTACTAAAGTTCTAATCTCTGCTGCGGTTTGATCGGCTGTTGCTGATGCCTCAATACCTGATAATTTTGTTTGCTCTGCGTCCGTGAAAGCATTTGTATTACTGTTACTTTCGTATGCTGTTTTTATTTCAGTAGCAGTCTGATCCGCAGTCGCACCACTTTCTATTGCATTTAATTTTGTATGGTCTGCGTCTGTAAAAGTATTAGAGTCTGTAGCTGCTTCTACTGCTGCTGCTATCTGTGCAGCCGATATTGCTCCTGTATTACCATTAACAGATAAAACCTGATCTGTAGGTGTTAATAATTCTGTAAAATCTGCCATTGTTCCAGCAGCTCCGCTATTTCTTACATAAGACTTATTCTGATCTGATCTGACAACAATATCTCCTTCTTGTGTCGTAAGATTTAAATGTGCAGATTCATTTGCTGCTGTTTGTACCGTAGTCAAAGCTATTGCACTAACATTAAATGTTGTACCAGACAGTGTTAAACCTGTGCCAGCAGTGTATGTTGTGTCACTACTATTGGCATCAACATAAGCTTTTACTGATTGTTGTGTTGGTACTTTAGTAGCACTGTCAGATGCCATGTTATCCTCATCAACAACAAAACTCATTGCAGCAGTTGAAGTATCGGTATTCATTACCGCACCAGCAGCATCTACATTAGTTGCATCTGTGACATCCGCACTAGCTTCTATTCCTGTTAACTTAGTCTTTTCAGCGTCAGTAAAGGCATTAGTATTACTTTCGGCTTCATATAAAGATTTTATTTCTGCACCTGTCTGATCAGCAGTGGCAGCAGTTTCAATGTTATTTAGCTTTGTATGATCTGCGTCAGTGAATACATTGGAATCTGTAGCTGCCTCTACAAGAGTTCTTATTTCACTAGCTGTCTGATCTGCGGTGGCACTAGCCTCCACCCCTGACAATTTAGTTTTTTCTGCATCTGTGAAGGCATTTGTATCTGAATTGTTTTCGTATGCTGTCTTAATTTCTGCGTCAGTTTGATCTGCGGTGGCATTACTTTCAATACCGTCTAATTTTGTTTTATCTGCTGAACTCATTGAACCAGCAGCAGATGTTGTAGCTGCTGAAATACTGATAGCTGGAGTCGATCCACCTGATGAGCTTATTGGTGCGGAACCTGTAACTGAAGTTACTCCACCAGCAGAACCAGATGCAGCAGATGTTATTCTTCCCTGTGCGTCAACTGTAATATTTGTATTTGTATAACTACCAGCAGTAACAGAAGTATCAGCTAATTTAGCAGCAGTAACAACATCATTATCTATAGTAAAGGTTGCACCAGAATTACTAACAACAATATCTCCCTTATCTCCATCACTGATCGCTCCGTCTGCTCCGTCTGCTCCATCTGCTCCTGCTGGCCCTTGAATACCTTGAATACCTTGAATACCTTGGATTCCCTGTATTCCTTGATCACCTTTTGGAATTGTAAAATCAAAGGTAGCAGCATTAGACGACCCAGAATTAGTAACAGTTGCAGAAGATCCAGCAGCACCTGTAGTCACTGTTCCAATAGCTATAGTTGCAGCAGCACCGTCAGAACCGTCATTTCCTGCTGGTCCTTGTATTCCTTGACTTCCAGTACTACCAGTATCACCTCTCGGAATTGTAAAGTTTAGTGTAGCTGCTGTTGTACTTCCAACATTAGTAACCGAAGCATTTGTACCAGCGTTTCCTGTGGTTACTGTACCTATAGTGACTGTTGCAGAACCTTCTCCTTGCGGTCCTTGAGCACCAGCCTCACCTGCTGGACCTTGTGGCCCTTGGCTAATAATTTCAACAATGGCAATAGGATTAGATGAACTCATGCTGTGTAACCTTCACTTATAAATAGTTTACCCTCTAAAACATAAAATTTATCACCGTTAGGATCTGTTAATTTTACGTCATAATCAAGAATAGCTAAAGAAAAATTTTCAGTATCAGTATCACTTAATTTTAAATCAACCAATCCATTAGTTCTATCTGTATAAGTAACACTAAAATTAGCAAATAAAGTACTGCGGTCATTATTATAAACTGATGCTGCAACAGTGTATCCTGTAATATCAGTTACTACGCCAGCAGAGTCTTTGAATCTTAATTGAAGAGGAAAATCTGCCCTTCTTTGAACTGTGAAATTTTTTCTACCAGTTTTGTAAACTGCCATTAACTTGCCTCAAGTGCAGCGACTTTAGCTTCTAATGTTTCTATCTTAGCAACTGCTTCCTGTAATGCTTTTGTTAAAACAGAAACTATTGCATCTAAATTTAAAGTTTGTAAAGCATTTTCAACATCTTTTTCACGATTAACAGCACTTGGTATGATTTCTTGTACTTCGTGTGCTAAAAATCCTTCTCTTATCTCGTCACTACCTTTAAGAACACCATAATCTTTATATTTATATGTAATAGGTTTTAAATTTTTTACTTTATTTATTCCAGAATCTGTTTGTAGAGTAATACTTTCTTTAATTCTATAATCTGATACTCCTAAAGTTACATCACCAACAAAGTTAGTATCAACCCAAGCTTCGAGGTGGTTTGCCTTGCCAGTACCTTCTCCAGAATCATCCCAATAAAAGTTATAGGGATTTGCTACAGATGCGTTTGCTGCTGTACCTTTTCTGCTTGTTAAACCTCTTTGAAATATTGTTCCATTATCAAGAGTTACACTACTGCCAGTGTGTCCTTGCCATACATACGCTCCATCTGAATTAATTTGCCATCTTTCGGTATTAGTAGTTCTAAACGATATAGGTGCTGCCTGTTCTGTCATTATTTGTAACTGTCCTGTACCTCTATGTATTAATGAAGAATCAGTATCTGGTCCAGTGTCTCCTCTTTGTAATCTCAAGCCATAATCTGTGTAAGTAGTTGTATCAGTAACAAAATCCAGATATGCTTCTTCATTGTTAACACCTGTTTTTAATTGTACAAAAGCCTCTCCACTGGTGGGTTCAACATTAATATGACCTTTAACATCAATTCCATCAACTTTAAATAATGCTGTATTTGCACCGTTATTAGATACTCCTATTTGATTAGCAGCACTTCTATAAAAACCTGTATTTATTGAATTAGTAAAAGTATATGAAGGATTAGATGCTGTTCCGTTAGGACCAAAGAAACTACCATCAGTAAGGCTTATAAAATCTAATTTATCTGATGCGTTAGCTTTATAAAAAGACATTTTACTTGTTGCCTCATCTGCATACCACATATATTTGTACTTTTGGGTAGGTACAGTACCAAATCCATTATTAATACTAATTGCATCAAAAATATTATTTAAATCAGTTCTTACTGCTGCACCAGAAGCATTATCAACTACAAAATCTGCTGGTTTTGCCATTTTAACTTAAGTTTTTTCTATTATACTACCCTTCACCATATCCGAAAGCACTATATGTAAATTCTCTCGCTACAAAACCTCCTGTTGCTCCGTTTTTAATATTTACTACAAATTGAGTTGAGGTCACACTGGTAATAGTAAAGAAATCTCGATCTTGCATATCATTTATATTAATAGAAATTACTGGTTTAAAAACTGTGCTACTGCCACCAACAATAGTAGTTCCTGTAAAAAACTTTTTATTAAAAGTAACTGTAGTTGCACCACTTCCAGAACTTGTTAAAACTCCGTTTGTTGCACTCGAATTATCTATACTTCTTTCTGTTCTTGGTCTAAATATTATATCAACACCTAGCTCTTCAATATCTACATTTTCATAAGTACTTGCATTTTGTATATCGATTTTAAAAGATAAAGTTCTTGCAATTATATCTGTATTTGCAAATGTCTCAAAATATTGGAAAGTGCAGTTTGAAGTCGTAATTGTTTGAGAAGTACCTGATGTAAAAGTAAAAGTATTTGTGGAAATAGAAGTTATGACATACGTTCCATCAACTCCAGCACCAGAAGTTGCATCAAAAATAATAGTATCACCGACTGATCTTCCATGAGTATTACTTGTAATAGTTACAGTCGTTCCAGATTGTGTATATACAGCACTAATATTTGTACTACTTGTAGTGCTTTTAGCAACTTTGAATATAAGATCAGCACTTTTATTAACTGTACCAGAACCAGTAAAATTACTTTCAGGCCAATCATCTATGTTATCTGTAAAAGAATCCCATTGAGTTGCAGTGTTAAAACCAGATTTCTTAAAATGTGGCTCTAGGTGTAATCTAAAAACATCACCCAAATCAATGCTATTGGAATGAGAAGCAAAAGTATAGCTTCCAGTTGTATAACCAGTTTCTAATCTTAAACCACTAATACTAGAGTCATATACTGTGTTTACTTTTGATCCAGCAAAATTATTTGTATGTTCTCTTATTTGTGCAGCTAATTTATTACCTGATGTAATTGTTCTGTTTATAACAACAGAAGTTGGTGTAACAGATTCATTATCTGCTACATCAACAAAAGTTACAAAATATTCACCACTTTGATAATCATTAATAGTAATTTGGTCGAAATTGCCATCAACTTCTCTTAATAAATTTGCATTTTGAGGAGTTGCAGTACCATCTGAAGTGAGAGCATATTTTACTTTTACCTTACCGCCAAATAAAACATCTTTATCTGTAGAGCGATCAAATTTTAAAATTAAATCATCACCACTTTCTTCAAATCTTAAATTACTTACATTAGAAGGTGCTGCTGATAGTCCAACTGCTGTAAGTGATTGATCTGCAATACTCGTACTTAATCTATTAAAACTATCAATAGATCTTACAGAAAAATCATACACACCTTCTTTATTGTTTAAAAGAATAAACTGATTTGTTAAAATATTTTCCACTACTGGCGAGCCACCATTTAATTTATAACTTACTTGATATTTTTTAGCTCCATTTACAAGTCCAATATTAAGAACGATTCTACTGGTTGCCCTACTATTAACAACAATAAGTTCCTCTTTTAATTCTTGAATTTCTGGTGCATCTAATGGATCAAGTAAGGTTGTTGACGGTCTACCTATACCAACACTATTACTTAAATCATCAATAAACGTGTATTTATTATCGTCATAAACAATCGCTGTTATTGAAAACACAAAATTATCTTTTTGCTTAATATTTGTAATTCTGAATTTTCTATGTTGTACATTACCAGTTTTAACAGCCCAAACCGTTCCAGCTTGCGGTAATGGACTCAAAGCACTTGATAATGTAACTGTACTACCACTTACTGATTGTATAGTTTTTTCTTGTACTCCTCCATTAATATCAATTATTAAAAAACTATCACCAGCAATACCTACAGTTGTCTCTGTACTATCATCAACTACTACTTCTGTTGAACTTGTAACTGCATTTATTCTGCCACTTGCTCTTATAGTTTCTTTCAATCTATCAGCAATTTTTATTACCATTAAAGGTTCTAATATAGAAGCTGCTTCTAAACCACATTCAAAAGTTACTATCTCTGATTCAAAATTTGAATTATAAAGAATTGATCTTCCAAAACGCTGTGCTTGATATTTGTTTGTTGTATATAAAGCTTGTATATTTGTTTGATTTAATCCGTACTTATCTATTAATGATTGACTAGATCGTACAGATATTTGATCTAACTCCTGTATATCATTGTTAAAATAAGAAACATTGACTTGTGTAAATTTCTTATCTTTGTCCGTTCCAGAATAATTAAAAGCACCATCTACAACATTTGCATTAGTGAATAAATATGAAGTAACTGTATCTGGTTTATCTAAGGCAATTTTTAAAGATCCATTTTTATAGTACAAACTTGCCCTCATTACACCAGCAACTTCCTTAATAACAGTTAATCCTTTTTTTCTTGTCTTAATAACACCATTAAAAGAATATCTAGGTATTTGTTGGCCATCAGGAGTATTAATTAGTTCAGAACAATATTCACTTGCTGCATAAAAAGAAGCTTTATCAATCGTAGCTTCATCTATTTGTAAACCATAGTCTTCTGTTATAAGTGCATATAAAATCCAAGCTGGATCGCTTGTCCATGCTTTATCCGTTTTAAATGTACCGTTAAAGCTTCCACTAAAAGTTAGTCTGCCAGTTGCTAACTCAACTGTTGAATTGTGTGGAATTTTAACTTTAATTCCTCTTATAAAATATTTTCTTTGAGGTATATTAGGAAACTGCTCTGCTGAATATCTAAAACCAATATAAGCAGATTTAGGAAACTCTGTAATTGTTGCAATTTGTGGTAAAACAGCTTGTAGACCTGCAAAAGTAAATGCTGTAAATCTTTTTTCACCTTCTTCATATATATTTAGACCGCTATCAGCAAAAGGATGACTAGCACCAGCAGTTAAAAAACTTGCTCTAAATTCAGCATCTAATCTTAAAACATCAACACTTATTGGATAAGTATTACTTCTTGCTGTTGCAGTTACATATTTATCAAAAGGAATATCTATTCTGTAGTCTTTACTATATGTACCAATTGAAACACCGTTTATTTGATCTTCAATACTTGTCGAAGTTCCATCACTTTTTAGAATTTCGTTTCCATTTTTATCTCTCATTCTAATTTTTATATGAACATTACCTGATGCACCGTTTGTGAAATGAGCATTTGGTTGGATACCTAACGGTACAGAAGATCCATCATCCGCACCTATTTGTCTTAAACTATTCCATCTTAAAGTTACAATAACTGCCCTTGGTGTGTTATTTACACCAGATCCAGCATTTACTGTGCCTGTTATTTTATTAGCTTCAGCATTATTTGTGGAATTATTTACACCCGCTGGGTCAATATTATGAACTGTGTCAGGAGTTAAATTAACTGTTGGTGGATTAGCAATTCTAAGCTCATTTATACCTCCCATAAATTCTTGTGGATCAGTACCTGTTCTAATTGCTAATGATGTATTTGGTATATTTTCAACCCCTGTAGAACTACGAATTACACGACCATCTAAAAAAATGTCTTGTTGTGCTTGTTGTATATATGTTCTTTCAGCAGCAAGTATTTGAGGATCAGTTGATGTGCTTGGAGATAAAAGAGTGCTTGGTAAAGAGGTACTGTTTTTAGATGGTGTAGCAAAACCTTCAATTTCTGCTCCATCAGAAACTAAATCTAAAAGAGTAAAAAACTGTACAGCTTTTAAAAAATCGTTTGGTAAATCCTCTTGTAAATTAAAATTATTTATATTGGTGATTTCTCTAGCCATAATTTATGTACTATCAGCTACTTGTACTGTATCAGCACCAGCACTGATAACAACAGAACCTACTAAACACTCTCCAAAAACCAAAGGAGCAGCACCACCAGCTTTTGTAGTGTTAGCATTTTGATTGCCAAGGAAAGATTCTACTTGTGGATCTGATCTACTTTCTGGAGGAACTGGTGCAAGTAAATCAGCTAAAAATTGCAAACCAGTAACAGCAAGAGCAGAATATAATGCTTGCAATGAAGTTAGTGAAGTATTAATAAAACCAGCAAATAAAGTTCCTAAAAAAGTAAAAAACAAGTTTCCACTAATTAGAGGTATTACTTTTATATCTCCTTCTCCCTTTATAATTAAATTTGCAAATGTTATATCTACATCATTCATTACAATGCTATAACAAGCTTCTGATAAATGTTGTTGGCAGTCTGGATAATTTACTTTAATAAAACTAAATACTTGATCTACATTTGAAACATCAGCTTCAAACTCTTTTACACCACATAATTTTTTTAAAGGCCCATATAATTTAATTTTTCTAATCACAATTCTGTCTCCTCAAAGTGCCAATTATCATCTTGGATCGAATAAATGTACCAATCCATCATATAGATCTTACAGTTACTTATATCAGCTTCAGAAGGCTCTGCACTGCCTTCTACATGAGAATGAAGAACCGCTAATATATCTGCGCCACTATCTTCACAAGCTGCAAAATCTAAAGGGTCAATAGCAAAGGTAATATCATCTTGAACATGAGAGGCAATATTTTTACAGGGATAAAAAAATTCATTGCCACCTCTTTCTACCAACAAACCACAACCTTCTGCTGGTTTGCACTTTAAAAAATGTTTTTTAGCATCTTCTTTCCAAGTCATGTAAGAACAAAACTACCAACAGCAGGGAATCTATCTTTTGTTATCTGATTTCTCGGTAATTGTAAACTTTCAAAATCTAATGTATTTACAAGTTCAAAACTACAAATTTCTTTGTTTTCAACAATTTTTCTATTAATTTCAAACTTTTGCTGTTCTAATTCTTTTGATGTATCTGGTGTTCCATAAGGATTTGCAGCAGGGTTGCCACCGATAGGAGCAAAATTAGCAGCATCAATAAATTGAGCCATTGTTCTAGTTCTTAAAATAATTGCTTTTTGTAAATCATTAAATGGTGTTTGAGCATTAACAAGCTCTAATATCGTAGTAAATGAACTAGCAGTATTAGCAAAGGTCATTGTAGGTCTTGCCATTACTGTATTATCACCTGTCTCAAATCCTTCAGCCTGACAAGCAATAGCTGTGTATGAATTACCTTTCCAAATAATATCTGTGTTTATTTCGTTTGTACCATTATGAAATCTGTATAAAGTAGTAGCTGATGAATCTGTAGCTGAATAATGTAAACCAGATACAAGTTGTAATTCAAATAATTCAATAATTGTTATGCTATCTAATTTTTGTAACTGCTCAACTGGTATCGTCATGGCTGAAATACCTCCTCAAATGTTGCTTGTATTCTAGCCCTATTTATATAAGGCATAGATTTATTCCAAGATCTACAAAAAAACTGTGATGAAGAACTTTGCCCTGGTGGTGTAAAAGTAAAGCTATCACTATTTTTTGCTCTAGTATCTAAAAATGTTTCTATGATGTCTGCATCTGTTTCAGAAACTTCAAAAGTAAGTTGATATACTTTAGGATTTTGATTTAAACCAAAAACATTTCTTGAGATATAACCATCTCCAAACTGTACTTCAACATTTCTTGGTGATGATCTCTTCTGAACTCCATAAGTGGGTTTTATATTTACATCGTTATCAAAATTAGCCATTATGCAAGTAAACCTCCACTACGTTTTTGTTTTACTATTTCTAATTGTATTGCAGTAGCTAGAGCCTCGCCAAATTGCTGACCATCACCTTCACTTTGTACAGACGAACCAGAAGCATCTACATTTACTACGATATTTGTTGAGCCACCAAGAGCGTGATTTGGTGTAATTCTTCCAGATACGCCTGGACTAAACATTTCAGGCCCACGTTCTCCTACCATATAGCTATTACCAGCTTTAACAGGACCACCTTCTGCTCTGTTTTGGAAGTATTTTCCAACTTTTCCAGGAAGAGCACTGAGCATAGAATTTACACCATACTCAAGAAGTGATCTTTGAATCTGTGCAAATACACTACGAGCAACATCACCAAGAGTTTTAGTGCCATTTATTGCACCTTCTATCGCATCAACTAAACCTGTTTCTACTGTTGAAGCAATACTTGAATATAATTCATTTAATTTATTTAGTTCATCTCTTGTTTTTATAAGATTCTCAAGTTGTTTTACTTGCTCTGGTGTTAAATCTTTAACTGCAATTCCCATTTCTTTTGCTGTTGCAAGTTTTAATTTTTCAATCTCTGCTCCTTGTTGGCCTAATAAAAGTTGATTTTGTAAGAATGTATTTTGATCTTCTAAACTCTTTGTTGCAGAATCAAATTGTTGATTTCTAAGTTTTTCTAATTCTATTCCTTTTCCTGTTTTAGCTAAAAGTTCCTCTCTTGCTAAAATTTCAGATTTTAATTGATTTATTCGATTTTGTTTATTTTTATTAGCTGCTCTTCCTTTAACAGTAGTTCCTTCTAATGTTTCAAGCTCACTTCTCATATCTCCAAGCTGCTTGTCTCCTGTTAAATTTGCAAGTCTTCTATTCTCTGCTCTTTGTGCATCAACTAAAAACATTGACATAAATGGAGCGATAGCTGCTTGTATTCTTGTCATTGCTTTTTTAAATTGATTTCCAGCTAAACGACTAGCTTCTGCAAACTCTGTTAAATTTTTAACTCCCTGCTCTCCTATAACTTGATTCATTTCCTCAGTGACCATCGCTAATGCAACATGAGCACCATGCGTTTTTTCTATCAATAAAAGTCTTTTTTCTTCTACAGAACCAGCTAGACCTAAAGCACCAGTAACAGCCTGAACATTAGGATTTAGTTCGTCAAATGCTTTACCAAGCTCTGACATATTTTGTGCAAGAGTTGTTAACTGTTGAAGAACAGCAGTAGCAACAAGTCCTCCTGCAAAACCGCCCATCTGTCCTCCAATTTTAGTTCCTGCAAAACCACCAGTAAAACCAGCTAGACCTCCAAGTGGGCCTTGTCCAAATAACAATGGAAACGCACCAGAAATAAGTCCGCTTGTAAGGGCTGCTTTATTGCTTCTGTTGTTAAATTTATCAAGTTTATTTCCTTGACTTTGTGCTTTATTGTTTTCATTTTGTGCTTGTGTATTTTTTATAAGTTGATTTGTTTCTCTTCCTAGTGCTGTAGCTTGTTTAGTTGAAGCTGCTAATGCGTCTTTATGTGCTTTTGTTCCGATTGTTAAACTATTTGCATATTCTTCTAAAGCGTCTGCTGCTGCCATTTGTTGATTGGCAGTTTTACCGAAAGCTCCTTGAGATTTATTAACAGCTTTGACAAGATCGTCCATATCTTGTCTGTATTTTTTTAATTCATTACGAGCACCTTTTCCTCCTGCACCCCCTGTATTTCGAGGATTCATTATGTCTATCTGACGGATATTATCTACACTTTTTGTTAGTTCTTTTACTTTTGTATTTAATCTATCAAGACCAGATTGGCCTTTTACCCTTAAATTTATATTTACACCGTATTCGGCCACAGCAAAAACAAAACTTTATTTTAGTGTACCGCTTTTAGCGTTTTCTTGCTCGTGATTTATTTTTTGCATCTTCATAGGCTTTATCTTCATATTCTTTTTTTAACTCATAATAAGCAAGCCAATTTATATATTCTTCTTGCGTTAATTTACTGGTAAGTTCTTGAATAGTCATTCCTAGTTCTGAAGCTAAGAAAAACATAAAAAACCAATCGTTTCTAGCTTTTTAAATCTGCTTTCGCTTCCTCCAATTTATATTGAGCACCAGAATTTAACATTGCAAGTTGAATTTCCTGCAAAACACCAGCATTTATTTCTCTTCTCAACGATGCTCTATGCCCATCTTGAAATAATCTTTTGCCGTCTTTGTTTAATGCTTTTTGAATCATAAGATTTAAAGCAAAATCTTCACTTGATGCTGATTCTCCAGACATTCCAACGATTGATTCTCTTTCTGCAATAGTTAATGGATTCCAGTATATTTCTAAAACTGTTTCATCTCCATCTTTCAGTTCATACAAATATTTTTGTTGAACACCAAATTTGTTCTTGAGAAGTTCTATTGCTTCCATAAATTTATTAGATTGCTATTCTATTATACTAGGCGTTTGCTGAAAATTGACAAGATATTATTCCAATGAAATGACTTCTATCCTCTATTTCCAATGGAGTTGGACCATTTATATCTAATACTCTAGGCTTGCAACCAAAAGTATCTGTATAATCAGAAGCATTTACTGAAGTTAAACCATCAATAACTGCTTCACATACTTCAGATAAAACAGAAGTACCTTTCGATTTTGGAACGTAAACATTGCACTGAATAACACCAGCATAGTAAGTTGAAGCTGCACCTTGATTCTGCAAAGTTGATTGGTTAAAATCTACACTCATTAAAATATATTTTTTAGTTTTTCCAGGAGTTGTAAAATGCACATTGTCATAAACCATTGAAATAGTAGGATCAACGTCTGAAACCTTGTCTGTCACAGCTTTTTCAAATGCTGCCCTTGTATTAACTAAAGTCATTTAGAAAACTCCGTATATTTAACACTTGGTTCAGAAGAACCAAATCCTTCAGTAACACCACCACCAACAAATAATCTTCCTTTATCTGACATATTTTCTTTTATCATTTTGCCTAAAGAACCCTGAATAAACGATTGAACTTTACCACCTTCTAAAGCATATACTGAATATTTAGCTCTATTACCAATAAATACTGCTTTTTTATAATTAAATGCTCTTTTTACAGGAAATCTCTTTTTAATTTCAGGGTTTTTAGGTGGTGTTTGCTTTGAATAAGGAGGACCTGCTTTTTTTCTTGTGAAATAATCTAAACTACGTTCATACTTAATTGATTTCCAGGGTTCAAAATTTTCTGCTATTTCTGTAGGTTGAATAGCACTGGTTGATGCTTCCCAACTAGAAGCAAAAAATCCTGTCCATACTGGGCTTCTTTTTCTTGTAGATAACTTAGCATGAACGTCTTTTATAAGTTTATTAAAATCTCTACTAATTTTTTTATCTAAATCTTTAGGTAAATTTCTTACATTTCTTATCGTCATTAGAACCGCACCAAAACACTAAATAAATAGACCTGTCCACCCTTTTTGGTATCAATATCAACTATCTGTGCAACTCTATTAGATCCACCAAAACTTAATGTAATTTCATCATCCATATCTACTTGATTATTACCTATAAGATCAGGTGTAATATATAATCTTGCTTGTCTCATCTCTTGACCAGTTTCTTCTTCTGATCTTATAAAAGATATTGGAACTTTTAAATCTGAATAAGTAGTATCTATAGTAACTTGCTCTCCAGTTTCTACGTTATAACTTGAAAGTCCTTTTTTTGTATAGACAATGGTTGAATCAAAAGAAGCACCTAGATCAGAAACAACCTGTTTGGCAACACTTCTAAATAATGAATCTAATTGACCTGCCATTATCCTCTAACTACCCTCATC